GCATAATAATATGATAAAGGATTTTGAGAAGAGCGATAAGGAAAAGATATACTATCTTGAAAAACTCAGTTATTGCGAAGAAAAGAAAATGGAGATATTAAAAAGTATAAATAATACGGCTGATAAAGAACTTAATAGCCGGCTTTGGTTCAGTAATATAGAGTTGAACGAGCAGATAATAGATATTAAAAGTAAATTGAATGAACTCAATAATTTAGATGAAATAGAGTATTACAAGAATACGAGCGATATACTATTTCAATATTACGATACCGTAAATAAGCAATCGGATATTAATCAAAATATCAACTTTGTCAAAGAGTCCTTTAATAAACAGAAGATATATAAGAAGGAATCCAAAAAAAAGCGAAGTATGATCATAAATACTAACACGATTAATGTATTAGAAGCTCTTAATAACATAGATAATAATAATGTAATAACGGAAAATAAATGTGCTAATAGCGATAAAACGGTGGTCAATAAAATTAATGAGAATGATAATAGCAAGGTATATGACAAGAGTACCTTAGTAGATAAATATATGGCTATAATAAACAATAGATATGTCAGAACAGTAGAAGACGAAAACATAGAGATATGTAAGGTTTGTAAAAATAGTATGACTTGTCTCCAGCACGATGCAATAATTGTATGTAGTATCTGTGGATATCAGGAGCTTCTCTTGGTAGAGCAAAATAGACCGATATTAAAGCAGAATACCAAGGATACATCGCATTTTTGTTATAAGAGAATTAATCATTTTAGAGAGTGGTGCAATCAGGTTCAGGGTAAGGAGAGTACGGATATACCAGATGAAATATTTGAAAGAATTTTGACGGAAATTAAGAAGGAGAAAATAACTGACTTGAAAAAAATAACCTATTTAAAAATGAGGGATATTCTTAAAAGATTGAGGATAAACAAGTATTACGAGCATATCAATTATATTATAAACAGAATCAACGGAATACCTACGCCGCAATTCAGTCCTGAATTAGAGGATAAGCTATGTAATATGTTCAGAAGCATCCAAGCGCCTTTCTTGAAACATTGTCCGAAAGATAGAAAGAATTTTTTGTCATATAGCTATGTTCTTTATAAGTTCTTTCAGATACTCGGGCTCAACGAATACCTCAAATATTTTCCATTATTGAAAAGCAGAGAAAAGCTCTACGTCCAAGACCAGATATGGAAAAATATATGTGCGGATTTAAACTACGAAATAATACCATCGTTATAAACTACTTACAGCAACTGCTAAAATATATTTAGGAATTTGCAAATATTCCAGTAGGCAAGCATACCGCGATAGGTGTTCTTGTGGCTTCTTTACTATATAAAAGGCGTAAGCTATGCAACCAGATTTCAATAAAAATTGAAAATTAAAATTTGAGTACATCTTTCTGTTTTTTTAAAAATTTCAAAAGTTTTTTAGAAATTACAAAATAAATCAAGAGATGTACTCAAATTTTAAAATTGAAAAATATTGATATTTCAGTGTCTCAGATATCATCTATGTAATATCAGCATATTTATTATAATAATTGAGAGGCTAATGATATATTTATATTTATATTTATATTTTTTATAAGTAAAAGCTGATTATATGGTCTCTATTATATGGCATTCTGGTAATCTAATAATCTCGGTAATAACTATGAACTATTTGACTAGATATATTATATCTTACGAGGATAGCTTTATAGTTTTACAGTCTATGATTATATCTTTTATATTATTGAGAGCATTTGGCGAGATATTGTTTTATTTTCCAGATAATATTTATTATGATATGAATTGTATTGCATTCGCATAAATAATAAAAATAATTATAGGGAAGAAGAGGGGGCTATTATAATAACATAAAGGCGTTGGATTTTTGTAATCCTATGTTGCTCGTGGTTTGAGTAGCAATAGTAAATCGGTTTGCCAATAGTTCTAATATGTATATTGTCAGAGCTATTAGTATCGTGAGAGTAAATAGTTTAGCAGCATTAAACTTATTATCCTGTATTAACAACGCTATAAAAGCTATTATTAAAGCTTGAATAATTATTCTTAGTATTTTGTATAATAATATGTTGAAATCATCGTATTTTTTAATTGACATTTATTATTATGAAACATTTTATTTGTAATTATGAAAATATATATAAGATTATAAATATATATTTATATTATAAGATAGAAGCAGTAGTATAAAATGGCAGCAGTAGAAAACAACGCGATGGTATCAACAAAAGAAGTAGATTATTTGGATGAGGATAAGCCTATCCGTTGCCAAAACTTTGTGCTACTGTCTTTTTTGAGCCCAGAAGATGTTATTGTCAATAAACAAGCGTACATTTTTACCAAATTTATTGAGAAGTTTTCCGAAGATATGAAGAAGCTTCTTGAAGGCATCAAGGAAAAGAATCCCGAACAAAAGGGTATGATTGATACGATTGTTGATAATCACTCGTATATCTTTGAGCCCAAGGAAATGAACGAACAGCTTGCATTTTATAAATCAGTTAATAATGACAAACTTGAAGCTGAGTATCATAAAGATAATAACTTTATTACTTCTATGCGCGGCATCAAAGTTCGCGGCACCTTTGATACTATTGAAGAGGCAAAAGTCCGCAGTGAGTTTTTGAAGAAGATAGATAACAAGTTCAATATCTATATCGCGCAAGTAGGCTGTTGGTGCCCTTGGTCTCCTAACCCGGAGTCTCTTGAAAATCAAGAATACTCTGAGACACAGCTCAACACTTTGATGAAAGAGTATAAGAAGAATATGGACGATCGCGATATTGTCTTTGAAAACAGAAAACAAACGCTTGCTTCAAATGCTGCTCCAGTAGGCGATAATGTAGAGGCGAGCAATGAAAACGAAGATGGGAATATAGTAAAAATGGACGAGGTTAAAGAAGAAATTGAAAAGACTGATGTTTGGACTGAAAGAAATGTTGAAAAATAATCTATAATATATTATTAAGAATGAAAGCGATTGCTATATTTTTACTTTTTATAGGAGCTATACTAATAGTCCAAGGCTATTATGATAAAAAACTTACTTGCGGTAAGGAAAAAATAATAGTCAAATATATACCAAGAAGTACTTATGAAGAACAAATGAAACCCGAAGAAAGCCTTCAAACATTTTACAGGGGAATGTTTGAAGATATTATATTGCCTTAATTATTTTTATCCTCAATATTATTAAATGGATATATTAAGAAATATTGAAAAAAAAATATTAAATATCGCCAATAATAATAATAATAACGCAAGCGAAATTAATAATTTGAAAAAGGATATTAAACTATATTTGGATATTTTTGATAAACGCGAGGAAATAAAAAGAGAGAAGAAGGGCGTCTACGATGAACTATATGATAACAAAAGGAAGGCTTATCGCATCAGCTATGAAAACTATCTATCTGATAAAAATGAATTAATGAAAGATATTGTAAAAGAAAAGACTAAGGGGGCAATTCGCAAATACTTAGAATGTAAATACGAGGATGAAGAGGCTGTCGCCAATATTCCGGATATTTATACATACGAAAATATAATACTACCGAATAATCACGAAGATTTTGATATGCCATATGTTCAACAGGTTCCCGTAAATAACAAAAAAGACCATATGATTCCTGTTGAGCCGACCAAGCCTCTCGTAGCAAAACCTGATGAAAAAGAATGTCCGGAAGGTAAAGAAATAAATCCAGTAACAAAGAGATGTGTTAATGTGTGTAAGGACGGCCAAGTAAGAAACCCCAACACAGGTAAATGTGTAGCATCTGCCAAAAAGCCTAAGGCCGAACCTAAGACCGAACCTAAGGCCGAACCTAAGACCGCAAAGGAGAAGGAATGTCCCGAAGGTAAAGAAATAAATCCAGTGACAAAGAGATGTGTCAATGTGTGCAAGGACGGACAAGTAAGAAATCAGGAGACAGGGAAATGTGTCGCCGCTAAGAAGAAATAATGTATAATGCATCACCCCATCCCTTGTCTGTCATTATTGTTATAACTCTTGTAAAATTATATCTTTTCAGAAAATCATCTATATCTTTTATACACGGACAATTTTTATACAATTCTATTTCGTGTATTTTTATGTATATGGCTTTTGTGTATTTCAAATAATTTGTAGCGCCTTGCAATGCCATTAGTTCCGCTCCTTGGATAGCTATATTCAGAAAGTTATATTCGTCGGCTTTAATACCTTGAATATCAAGAAAGGTATCTATGGTTATACTTTTGGATTTTGTACTATTACCATATGATATGTCTGGATAAACTTCTGTGTGTCTATACATATCTAAAATACTTGATGAAGCCGTATCATTCGCCTTGTACAATATAACATCACAATCATCTTTATCAGTTATTATATAATTATGGACAACTATATTATTATTATTAGCAATTGCTACCATATCATCATTTCCCTCTATCCATATTATATCATCCTTCACGAAGCCCATTGTAATGTATATAGACAATTCTTCGCATTTATGGGCGCCTATATGAACGCATTTGTTTATTTTAATATTATTAGTATTCAATAATTCTAATAAATAGCTCGGATTTAACAACATTATACTATACAAAATATAAAATTATTGCGTAATTATATTCAATATCTAAATATAATATAATATTAGGTTATTAAACTTAGTATATTAATGAGTACTAATAATGAACATAATGATATAAATGATCCCGTGGTACAAGATGTTTTAAATGAATTCAGAGATGAATTATTAATATCTAAAAATAATAAAGATATGAGCTTAAATAATCCACCTCTTACAATACAAGATATGCCAGGTGGCAATCAATCTAACCCATCTCATCCTTCATATCCGCATTCGCAGCCTCAACAGCCTCCTTATCCTCAACAGCCTCCTTATCCTTCTTCGCATCCTCAACAGCCTCCTTATCCTCCTTCGCATCAGCAACATACTCCTTATTCGCCATACACTCAAATGAATAAAAATGATTATATGCTATATATGG